CCAGCTCATAAACTGCCTCAATAAATTCTTTATCAGTCATGAATTTCGCTCCTCTACAGTCAGGCTAGGATGACCATGCCAAGAATTAGATTCTTCATTTTCATGATCTTCTTTAACCATGCTTTCTAATTCTTCGTCTGAGGCATAAGGAGAAGTCTCTCGCTTTTCTTCGATTAATATTTCATATTCTTCTAATTGCTCTTCATACTTCATCTCTAAATAATCATCGTGATAGCTTGACATTTTAAAAAGCTCCTCTGTAGTTTAGTTTGATAAGAAAGCAGTTTAGAGACTTACTCAGGTCTAGATTTTGACTGTCGGACTGTCAAAATGACAGCCTAATAAGTTTTAATTTTGGATAGAATATTTGCACATTTATCTAATAGCTCTAACTTCTTTTCACTGTCATCTAAATTTTCTATTATTTCTACTTCTCCACTAACTGCTCTCGTGATTTTGCAAGCACTTTCTTTCTTATTTTCACCTAGCTCATAACTTGCGTATTCTATAGGCTTAAATCTTTTATAGTATCTCTCGGCAGTTCTTTCACTAACTCCCATTTGACTAGCTATCTTATACACGATTTCTTTTTTATCTTTATCTTTTAAATCAGAAATAATGCCTTTAATTTCGTCAGCATTTATTTGTAGTCTTTGTGAATGGTTCATTTTGAATACCCTGTAAAAATACTTGAGTCTGCTTTTTTAGCTTTCTTTCTTTTTCCTAGTTCTCTACTTGCTTCACTTCCTTTAGGTTGCGTACCATGTAATAAGTGGCAGTGATCGCCTTTTTTCATACATAAACTATCATCATGGTCAATCGGTAAGCCTAAACGTTTAGCCTCGTCTTCATTAAAAACCACTTTTGCACTTCTATCAAAATATTTAATTAAATGGTCTTCAGTTCCGCCCCAACTTGGGCAAATATGAAAGTTAGAGGGAATACCAACATCTAAAAAGAAACTATTTGATTTGGTGTAAGCGTAATAGACATTATGAGGATTAATTTCAGCGACTCTTAAACAAGCTAAAACGTAATCCTTAGAGAAGAAATCACCTGATGAATGAAATCTAGTTAACCTTAAATTTTTATCAAGACTCTTATCTATTAATTCAACTGCCTCATCTATTCCGTTATTTAATGCCTTTAAAAGTAATTTTGTATTATATAATCTTTTCTTATGTACTTGTGGATATTGTGCCTCTTGGCTTGCGGCATAACATCTAAAAAGTGTCTCTTTACCATCAACAATTTGACTCCTACCATTTAGAACAGTAACCCAAGATTTACAAACTTTACTCATAGGACAGCAAATTCCCGCACATATGTCAAGAATGTTTCTAGTAGATAGCTTTTTATTGTGATAACTAACTTTTAGTAATTTCATTTTTTTGGTTTTTGTTTGTTTGTTTGGGTTTGTTTTTGTAGACTGCTTTATCAAGATGTTTAAAACCTTGATCTAATGCCTCTTTATTAGTTGTTTTTAATAGGTCAATTTCTAAAGACTGACCATCAAGATTAGTGAATACAATACTAGACATGATTAATTCATCCTATTTTTAATAACATTGATACTTGCTAATCTTTGATTGTTCTTATATCTAACAATTAAACAAGCTATCCCCATTCTTAAACAATCACTCTTATTGATTTTTCCTTTATTTGAAATATCGCTAACCTCAAAATCTTTATTATCTAGGTAATCTTTTAAAATCTCTTTTTTGTTTTTGTAGTCTTTACCATAGGCTGGTAATACATTAATTTGAAATGGGTACATAATAAAAAAAAATTAGTTTAGTGTTTGTTTGTTTGTAATGTGAATAAAAAAATAGAGAGTTTATACCCTCTATTTTTGACTAAATGGGAGATTGATTTCTTCTTTTCTTAATTGAAGATTTTCTAGTTTATCTTTTAGAATTTGCTTTTCTCGTTCATTTTTAATTTCAAGCTCTTTCATAATTTCATCAATATCTTGTTCCATCTCTTTAATAATTTTTTTAAATCTTAAATTCTCTTTAATAATTCTTTTGATTGTTAGATCGTCCATAATAAAAAACTCCTAGTTTGTTTTGATTGTTTTAAGGGCTATGCCCTTATTAAGTATTCTATAATAATATTATAGAAATAGCAAGTAATGTTTTAAATATTTAATTGTTTACATATATCCTTATTTAATTGTTTACATAAATTGTTTACATAAAAATCTGATTCTTTGCCATTTAAAGTTTTACCATCACGCCAAGTTAACCCAATACAATGATTATTTGATAAACACTTTATTAAATATTCTGGCGTGTCTGGATAACGTGGAAAGTGTCTAATAACTACATAAAGAGCGTTAGACCAATTAACAGTAAGTCCAGAATTAACGGCTATTTTAATTTCATTTAAATTCATTTTTTAAACTCTCCCCATTGCGTGGTCATCTATAAACTCGCCTAGTGTGTCCGTATTTAATTGATTAGCTAAGGCTCTGAGTATATAAAGCTCGTTACCTTCTGCCATTTCAAAAAAATCATCTCTAATCTCTTGAGGCAGTTTGCCTTGATACTCGTAAGGTTGGTTGAATTCAATCATTTGTTTAAGGGTTTGTTGATTGTTTCTAGTTGTAGTTTTAAATCTTCTATTTCCTTATCTCTCTCTTTTATTTGTTCTAATAAATGAGATCCTAAGCACGCAATGTTAATTGCGTCTTGTTCTAATTCTTCAAAAATTTCTTTTGTTGTTTTCATGTGTGCAACCTATCCCATGCTTCCTGATCCGCTGATACATGATTATTGAACACCTCACAACATTCTTTGATCGTGTATTCGTGAATCGTGGATAGTTCCATTAAATGGCAATAATAAGGCTCATTTAAATAAATCCAATAGCCGTTCCCAGAGCTTAATTCAATTGAAATAGATTCAACCCAAGGATGATTTGCTAAGTCTTTTAATGTTTTAGGTTTTTTCATTTGGTTTTGATGGTTTGATAGTATTCTATCATATTATTGTAGAAATTAAAATAATTTTTTTACTTACAGCTTAATTCTACTTTGTAACCATTTTGGCAAGCATATTCCATATGCTGTTGGTTCATATCTTGAATGCTTGCATACAGCCCAGATCCCAACAAAAAGTAAAACAAGATCAAAAATAATTGGTTTTTCATGGTTTTGATTGTTTTGGTGTTTGTGGTTAGTTTCTTTGTCTACTGCTTGCATGGCCTGAGAAAGGACAAAATATCAAAACAGTAAAGCCAGAAAGAGACTAGAGAAAGAGTGAGACAGAAAATAAAAGGTTTTTCTGTTGTTAATATTATTATACCAATAGCAAAACAGAATGTATACGTTTTGTGGACAGTTTGTGAACTGTCTGCATGCAGTTGGCAAGATAGGAAGATATGTATATAATAATATTGTACAAAACAAATTAAACCAATGGACCAAAAAATTACGTTTGTAGTTCGCAGCAACTACGGGCAAAATCATTTGTACGTGACCTCAGAACATGCTGAGTGGGTCAGCCAACTGACGGGGAAGATAACCATCAATAGCTACGATATCGCAGCTCTAGAGGCGTTAGGCTTCACAGTGGAGCAGGTGCCAGAGCTTATCCCTGTATAATTTGTTACATCTAATTTAAGTATAATTTGTTACATCTAAGCTAGGTATCATTTGTTACACCTAGTCTAGGTATCATTTGTTACACATGGGGGGGTGTGTAGCAAATGTTACACGTTTCTATAGGCGGACGGGTACCATAAATATATTCTCGAAATTAAGATTTTTTATCTTCAATTTTAATAGAGAGTTCAGGAGCTTGAATATTAATAGTTTCGACTGATTCACCAACAACTTTACCAAGATCAGCTAAGAGGGTTTGAACAGTTTGAAATTGGCCTTTACGCATAGCGGCATTAATAGCTCTAAGTCTAATAGTTTGGATACGAGCAATCATATTTTCTCTATCAGTAGTCCAATCTTCATCATTCCATTGTTTAACTTGTTGCCAATCAGCCCAAGCAGTTCTTTCGGAGATACCTTCTTTAGAGGCATGATCTAGGATCAAAGCTCTAGCAGGCATACCAATAGTTTGTTTTTTATAGAGTCTTTGTTTTCTAGCTAAGACATCATCTTCTCTAGAATTAGATAAAGCCACGATAAGAAAGATAGATTATGTTTATGATATAAGAATAATAAAGTATGACGATTAAAACCGCACCTGAGATTAAATTGAAATGGGCCCAAGGGGAAGTATTCAAGAGTAAAAGGCGATTTAGAGTATTAGTAGCGGGGAGGAGATTTGGAAAAAGTTATTTAAGTTGTATTGAATTATTAAAAGCAGCAATAGATCGTCCAGGGGAGACATATTTTTATTGTGCTCCTACTTATAGGATGGCAAAAGATATTGCATGGAAGAGTTTAAAGAGATTAGTACCAAAAGTATGGATACAAAGTAAGAATGAGACAGATTTAAGACTAGAATTAATAAATGGGTCAAGTATTGAGTTAAAGGGAACAGAAAATGCAATGGCATTAAGGGGTAGAAGTCTTGCTGGTGTTGTATTGGATGAAGCTGCATTTATGGAATCAGAAGTATGGTTTGAAGTAATAAGGCCAGCATTAGCAGATAAGCAGGGATGGGCATTATTTATAAGTACTCCTGATGGAACTGCGAGTTGGTTTTATGATTTATGGTGTTATGTAGCAAGTGATCCTACGAAAGAATGGCAAAGGTGGTGTTATACAACAATAGAGGGGGGTAATGTCCCAAAAGAGGAAGTTAAAGCAGCAAAAGCTCAATTAGATAAGAGAACATTTAGGCAAGAATTTGAGGCAAGTTTTGAAAATTTAACTGGATTAGTAGCTGTAAGTTTTACGGATGAAAATATATCAAAAGAAGCTGTAGATATAAGTGTTTTACCTGTTTTATTGGGTGTAGACTTTAACGTTGACCCTATGAGTGGAATATGTGCTGTAAGAAATGGAGAGGATTTATATGTATTTGATGAAATAATGCTTACAGGAGGAGCAACTACTTGGGATTTTGCTGAAGAAGTAGTTAGAAGATATGGAGTTGATAGAAGAATAATTGCTTGTCCAGACCCTACAGGAAGTTCAAGAAAAACAAGTGGAGTAGGAGCAACAGATCATAATATTTTAAGAAGAAGTGGTTTTAATGTTTCAAGTCCAAAAGCACCTTGGAAAATAAGAGATAAAATAACTGCTGTTAATACAGCATTATTAGATGCAAATGGAATAAGGAGAACAATTATTCATCCAAGATGTCGTCAATTAATAAAATCATTAAGAACATTAACTTATGCTCCAAATACAGGATTACCAAATAAAAATTTAGGTGTAGATCACGCTTTTGATGCTTTTGGGTATTTATGTTTGCAACAATTTAACTTGGCAAAACCAGAGACTTTAGGACAAACTGCGTTTAGAATATATTGAGAGGCTTTTTTGTTATGGCTTATGGAGTAATGAAACCAAAAGGGAAGAAGAAGAAAAAGAAAAAAGGAGGAAAGCGTGGCAAACATTCCTGTTAATAAAACTCTTTATGCAAGAGTAAAAGCAGAAGCAAAACGTAAATTCGCTGTATATCCTTCAGCGTATGCAAATGCGTGGCTTGTGCGAGAATATAAAAAGCGAGGCGGCACTTATCGTGTCGAAAGGGAGAAAAAACGTGCCACAAAAAAGAAAAAGTAGTCCTAATCCTAGAGCAAAGGGTGGTTTAACTCGTTGGTTCAAGGAAAATTGGGTTGATGTTAAAACTGGGAAGCCTTGTGGACGTTCAAAAGGCGAAGATAGGGGTTATCCTGCCTGTCGACCTAGTAAACGTGTATCAAGTAAGACACCTAAGACTGTGGG